TAAATTCAATAACAACGGATGAACTAGGCTTTGAACAGATACTAGTTTCCGGAGAAGTTAACATAGGAAATGTAGATTCAATTTTTCTTTTAATTCTTAAATCTGAATTGGATCCTTCTGACATCACTGTATATGATAATTTTATTTCTGAAAACTCAGATGGACAAATTATCAATATAGATGGAACATTATGTCAATTCTCAATGGATAGAATTACATCTTTAGTTATTCCTGAAGGGCTCATCAATGTAGACGTTAATTCCGTTCCTCAAGCAAGAAAGGATTCTATTGTTGCGTTTTGCGACTTGGTAGATAGATTAATTTTAGCTCAAATATAATAGGATATGTCACTTAAAATAGACGGAGTATCATACGATCCAATCACAACAGCAGAAAGAAATGCATTAGTTTCTCCTGCCAAAGGATTGACTATTTACAATAGCGACACATCTCAGCTTGAAAGTAATCACGGAACTCCTGGCGTACCTTCATGGGGGCCATCTGTTCCATCTGGCGGAGGAAGTGGTGCTCCAACACTTATACTTCCTTTTATAGAGGTAAACTCAAACTCAACAACATACGCGACTCTAGGTGTATTTATATTTCCTGGAACCGGTGTTACCGGAGTTCCTACAAAAATAAATGCTCTTGTTAGAAGAAATGGTGCTGCAACAAGTGTAAACCTTAGAATTTATGATGTTACAAATGCACAGGTTATTGCTGAATTGACAGGAATTACGAACTTAAACGCGGATATAATTTCAGATCTAGGTGCACTTGCAAATCTTCCTGTTGGTGAGGCTAAGTTTGAGGTCCAAGGATTAAGAGTCGGAGGACCAGGCGGAGCTAGAGTATTTTTTAATGGACTTGAAATAAGATTGTAATGATGAATTTATACAGAGTATTTTGCGAGATTCATGGATGGCTTGAGATTATTTCAACAGCAGTTCCAACCGTATGTCCTGTTGATGACGGGGATACATTGAGAGCAGAAAGTGCCACTGTTCTTCAGCAAGGAATAAGAACAAACGAAGATGGATATTATACTGAAGTATCACTTGATAACTATAAGCTTTTAAAGAATAATGCTATTGATGATAGAACTGGTGAATTGATATCTTCTGGATATAACTTCGCAGGAAAGCAATTTTCATTATCTGCAAATGCTCAGACAAACATTCTGGCATTGGATAACTCAAGAGATGATCCAGCGTTAACATTTCCAATTGAGTACAATACAATTGATGATGCTGATAGTTTCTTTATACCTGATTCCACTACACTTCATGGAATGTATTTAACAGCACTGGCAACTAAAAAGGGTGTTGTGGATTCAGGAACATCTTTAAAAAACCAAGTAAGGGCTGCAATTGATGAGGCAGAAGTAGATGCAGTAATTGATAATAGATAAGAAATGGATATCGTAGAAATTAAATTTGGTTTTATGGCTGTTTTGTCAATAATCTCTGGCGTTGTCGGAGCTGTTGGCTTTTGGTTTGCAATAAAAGGAAGGCTAGATTTACTTAAACAACAAGTTGAGACACTTCAAAACGACAAGAAGATAGCTCACGAAAGAATTAGTAAGTTGAGTATAAAGGTTGATCAAGTTGAGAAGTATGGTCCTGAAATTAAGCTTGAACTTAAAGAGATGGAATTAAGACTTACAAACATAATAACGAAGTCAATACACGATATTAGAAAAAGAGATGAGTGATGGAAGAACCATATCGCAAAGACTGATTAATATCAGCGTGATCCTTGGTGCTGTAATAGCAATACAAGGTGCTTTGTCTTGGGTATTCAAGGACAAAATTGATGACTATATTTTAAGCACTGCTACCAAAGATCAGCCCTCAACTAGAACTGATCTTTCTAAGGAAATGAATATACGAAAAGAGCTTGTTGTTATTGAGATTGGGAATATGTATCGAGAGTTCAAAGACGCTCAAAAAAACATTCAATCATTCAATGAAACCTGGATTCCTTACCTTGAAAAGGAAAAGCTAGTATTTCATGTTGGATTTTTTGCAGACATAGACAGTAAAGGAAATGTCAAAATTAAGTATCGAGATTTCGATGGAGAAGAGTACAGATCCTGGCATGATGAACAGGGCTGGTATTATATGAAACAAGGATATAGATTTTACAAGTGATGAAAATAAAAAAGACATTTATCGGATGGAGCAACATCAAGTGGTTAGTGAAAGAGATTATGAATCTTTATTCAGATCACCCATCTTACTTCTCTAAAAAGAGAGTTGAATCTGGTGTTGCTTTTGTAATAGCTCAATCAGGAATGGTTGCCTATTTGGTTAAAAGAATAGACACTATGGATATTTACGAATTCCTTATGTGGGCCGGGGCTGAGTTTCTTATCGCAGGATATACTATCAGTCAGATCCAAAACGAAAAAAAAATTCCTAAGCAATGAATCCATTAAAGTATTTCACCAGGATAAAAGTTATTCAGGCATTAGCATTCTTGCTGATCCCAGTAATACTCATGCTTGTTAATGGAGGAATACTTAAAAGCATTTCAGCTTATGCGAACTACACTCCAATGACATTTGCCCTGACGCTATCTTTAGCCGGGGCTTTATTTATGTATGATGGTTTTGTTGAAAGAAGTAGATGGTATAACATGCTTCTGGCCCTTGGGCTATTTGGGATTGTTCTTTTTAATCATTTAAGTTTCCCGGTAATACATTACATATTTGCTTCAGCATTTTTTCTTGGATCCTTATTCTGTATGATTTACTTCAGTAGCAAAAAGGAGAGATGGTTTAAGGTCATATTTTCTATATTTGTTCTGTTCGGTATGCTTGGTTGTTTTGCCTTTAATTGGTACTCAATCTTCTGGGCTGAATGGATAGGGATGGTCCCGATTTCAACACACTTCATTTTAGAAGCAACAGGTAAAATTGATTAGTATGAGATTATTATTTGTCATAGCGTTATTGTCACTCGCGTCTTGTTCTGCACCTAGACTTTATCAGCAAGGAGTAAACAAGATCACAAGAGCAATTGAGAAGGATCCATCGATCAAACTTCCAATCGATACAACGATAATAACTACAACTGTAACTAAGATTGATACCGTTGATAACCAAATAATCAAGACCGTTACAAATACAATTGAAGTTGTACGTGATACTTGTAATTTTGATTGTGATCAATTAAAGACTGTTCGGCAGTTACGATATGAAAAGAGAATGGTAAAAGATTCCCTCAGACATATTGAGAAGATGTATAAGCTTGAGACTAATCGATTACAGGACTCTCTGAACTTTCAAAAGAAATTAAATAAGGAACTCACAAAAAGGCTTGATGATTTAACTGACACTCAAGTTAAGATATCCAAAGAAGAAACGAAGCAACAGAAAGGAAGTTGGTTCCAACGCCAGATGGGAAAGATTTGGTGGTTATTATTAATAATTGGATTGGTAGCAGGGCTTTTTGTTAAGAGCTGGATACCTAAAATCCCTAACCCTTTTAAACAGAATCGAGATGAACAGACCAACAATTGAAAGAATACATGAAGTGATGAAAGCTTCAGGAATGGTTGTATTTGACAAGCCTTTTGACGCTACACTAGGTAGTGTTAGAACTAAGGATAACAAATCAAACAAGTTTAATGATTGGCACTTCATGTCAATGTTCACTGATAGAGGTGGAATAATTTCTGCTGTTGTCGAAGGAACAACTGACGCTGGTTTATACTACCGTGAAAACCCAATGCAAATTGATGGTACAGCTATCATTCAGCATGGAGTTCAGCACAGAGGAGCATATACTTATATGGAAAAGGGTGGTCACATGGGGCAAGAAGCTTTCCGTCAAACTGGAAATATGGCTTACTGGCGTGATGCTAATCGAGATGAGTATTTAGACTTTGGCGGAGAAGTAAGACATGCAATTTATAATACTAATGGTCACGATATGGGTACTGTTGGTGAATCTGTAAATAAATGGTCTGCTGGATGTTGGGGTGCTGAAAATGAAAATATGGATCTATTATACATGATGGCAAAAATTCAAATCGCACATGGAAATGGAAACAAGTTTAGCTATGCATTGCTCCATGAGTCTGCATTCTAATTAGATAAAAGAAACAAGAAACAAGAAGAACAGATGAATATCGTTCTTTGTATATTGACGTATTAAAGTAAATTATGTTTGTCAACACTCAACAATTCTCCCCAGTGGTGAATGATGGTTTGACCAATGCGAATCCTTTGTCTTACGAATATCGTGAGTGGTGGGTTGAACAAAAAAAGAGATGCCTGGAAGGGTGGACATGCGGAGGTGTGTACATTCCTGGAGATTATTACTGGTATCTTAATTTTTGGAAGATCCGTGGAAAGGACAAGAAGACTGGTCGTAAAACCTTAATCGCCCCAAGGTTCCTTGATATGGATCTATGGTATTTTCTTGCCGTAGAAAAGGCTAGGAATTCAGGGAAACATCTATGTGTCGTGAAAGCACGTCAGAAAGGTTTCTCTGAAAAACATGCTGCGATGATGGGTAAGGAATTTACATTCTTTCCTCACTCTCAAACGATAATCACTGCCGGTGAAGAGAAGTATTCAAATGCCACCATGAGAATGTGTGTTAGAGGATTAAACTCATTAAAGAATACTGAATTCTATAAAAGAAGACAGCCAGATACTCTGGACTACATCCAGGCAAAGTACAAAGTAATTGAAGGTGGCGTTCCTCATTGGAAAGGAATTCATAGTGAGATCTATAACATTACATCAAAAAATAATCCTCAAGCGACTATTGGTAAATCTCCATCACTTATAATATTTGAGGAGGCCGGTAAGTTTCCAGGATTAACTGATTCTTTCAAATACATCCAACCAGCACTTGAAGCTGAAGGAGGAACTAAAACTGGTTTCGCGATTATAGTTGGTACTGGTGGTGATATGGAAAAGGGTGCTGCTGAACTAGAGCAAATGTTTTATGATCCAGCAGTCTATGATATGTTTGAGTTCAACAATGAATATGAGCAAGACGGTGGTGAGTCTAAGATTGGTTTCTTTTGTCCTGCATGGCAATTTAAGATTGTAGATAATGAGGGTAATTCTTTAAAGTCTGATAGTCTTGAATATATTGATGGTAAACGTGAAGCCGCTAGGAAATCGAAAAAGGTTGATGACTTTGTAAATACAATTACTCAGGATCCAATTGTCCCAAGTGAAGCATTCATGCGTACAGGAGGGAATATGTTTAACCAGGCATTGTTGAATCAACAATTTGCTAAACTTAGAAATAATAAAGCATTATCTAATCTTGGTGATAAAGGAAGATTGGAATGGGTTAAGAATGATCTTGGAAGAATAGTAAGTGTTGAATTTATTCATGATCAAATGGGTAAGCTAATTGTTTACGAACATCCAGAAAAAGATGAACAGGACAATACTATACTTAATCTTTATGTGGCAGGAACCGATTCATATGATAAGGATCAAGCTGCTAGTTCTGATTCTGAAGGATCTTGTTCTATATTCAAAATGTTTAAAGATGTAAACTCTACATCAAATATTTTTGCAGCCAGATATACTGATAGACCTGCTACTGCGGATAAATTTTATGAAGAGACAGCAAAGCTATGTATGTATTTTAAGGCTCCGAATCTAATTGAGTGGTCAAATATATCTATCTTTAACTGGTATAAGAACAATGGGTTTGAGGGTTATTTAAAAGAAAGACCACAGATAGCCTATGCTAACGTGAAAGATAGCAAGATGAATAATCGATATGGTGTAGATCCAGGAACAAAAACTGAATGGATGATCATGTATCGAGATTATATTGAAGATTACAGTGAGAACATGTATGATATGAGGCAGATTGATAGAGCAATAAAATTCAGGAATGAAAAGAATTACAATTGTGATGTCACGATCTCATCTTCGTTAGCTATATGTCATGCGAAAGATAATATCAACATTAAAGCGAACAAAAATACAAACGTCAATAAGAAGGAAGAGTTCTTTCACTTCAAGAGTAACCAGGGAAGAATAACACAAAATTTTTAGAAAATGTCATTACCAAATCAAAACATACCGGAGAGTGCCAAAGGCAAGGATTGGATGAAAAGGAACGTAGGTTCTATTGTCCGTATGTCTTTCACTAGTCGTGAAGCGAAAGCTAAAGATAAATTTTGCTATGACATATACAATGGCGTTCAAAATGAAGGAGACTTTGATTATTTGAGAAAGGTAGATGAATATGAATATCCTGCTAAAATACGTTTCGTTCCTCTTCTTCGTCCAAAGTTAGATAGACTAAGAGCTGAAGAGACCAAGAGACCATTTAATTGGAGAACATATTCTATTGATAGCTCTTCAGTTGATGATAAGCAACAAAAGAAATTTGAAAAGATTGTTGGTCAAATGGCCGCAAAGAAAAAACAAATAAGCCTGGAGTATCAACAAGCACTTGCGAACATCGAACAGATGGAAATGCAAATAGCTCAAGTTACACAACAAGCTACCGAGGAATTAGGTCAAGTTCCACCAGAATTACAATTCCAACTTCAACAAGCTCAAAAAGAATTAGCTACTGGTAAATTTGTAATCTCTCATGAGAATATGATCTCAGACAAGGAGCTTGAGGATATTGAAACTTACTTCAAATATAAATACAAAGATTTCTTAGAGATAGTTGCAGAGAAGGGCCTCAAGTATATGATTGCCACTCAAGGACTAAAAGATTTATTTAATCTTGGATTTGAAGATAAGCTCGTTGTTGATAAGGAATTTTATTTTGCCGACTGGGAATCAGATTCAGGACACGAGGATCCTATTGTTAGGAAGGTTAATCCAATGGGTTTTTATTACGCAGGTGACAGTGAGGTTCAATGGGTAGGAGATGCCGAGTGGTGTATGGAAGAAAGATTCATGTCTATCAATCAAGTTATTGAAGAGTTTGGTGATAAGCTAGATTTTCAAGATATGGAGAAGCTTAAAAATAGATCTGACTATATCAATACACAATCTGGTTATGGATATGGATATCACGGAGTAAGTGCTGGCGGAGCAAATGGATCCGTAGATGGATGTGATGATGTATTGTATTCTGGATCTGAAGACTATTCAAGTACAGTTCGCGTATGTAGATGTTATTGGAAATCTGCAACAAAGGTTCGTGCAAAGAAATCTCCAAATCCTCATCAAGAAGGAGAATATTTCACACACCTAATGAGTGATGATGAAAAAGTTAAACCTGAAAAAGGGGAGAAAGAAGAGGTTGGATATAAAAATGATATTTATCAAGGAGTTCTTATCGATACGGATATTTTCGTTGACATGAGAAAGAAAGAAATTGTAAGATCTAATGATAATTATGGTCGTGCAGAACTTCCTTATATTGGTCGTGCTCATAATTATTACACAAGAAGACCTTATTCTCTTGTATGGGCTGCTAAAGATGTTCAGATCTTATATAACATTATCCATTATCACAAAGAATTGTGGTTGGCATTATCTGGAGTAAAAGGATTTATCATGGATAAGTCGCAGATCCCTGAAGGAATGTCAATGAAGGAATGGATGTATCAAAGAAAAATTGGAGTTGGATGGATTCAGTCGGTGCGATCAGGAATGAATCGTCAACCGTCATTCAACCAATTCCAAAATTTTGATGATTCTATGGGGCAAGGTATTCAATACTTAATAATGATGCTTCAGCATCTTGAACAATTAGCTTCAAGTATCACAGGAGTATCTCCTCAACGTATGGGAGATGTTGCACCAACTGATCAAGTTGGGACCACAGAACAAAGTATTAGAAATTCTGCACTTGTAACTGAGATTATATTCTATGATCATGAGCAAGTTAAACGAAGAGTGTTGACGAGAGTCATTAATCTTTGTCGAGGTGCCTGGAAGACTGGGAAAAAAGGATCTTATATTTTAGGAGACTTCGCACAAGAATTATTGAACATACCTTCTGAAACTCTTGAAAGAGCAGACTATATGGTTTTCGCTACTGATAGCGGAAAAGAAGAAAAAGCATTACAGGATCTAAAAGGATTTGCAATTGCACAACAACAAAAGGGACTTCTTAGTTTTAGTGATGTTGTTAAATTGTATAATGTTGATAGTCTTAGAGAGCTTGAGGCTAAAGTAGAACAGTATGAAGAAGTTGCAAACAAACGTATGCAAGCAAATACTGAAGGAGAACGTCAACATGATATGCAATTAAAGCAGATGGATCAAGAGTTAAAAGTAATGCTTGATAAACAATCTGAAGATTCTAAAAACATGATGGCACAAATAGAAGGTGCAAAACTTGAATGGGAAAAACAGAAATTTGGAATGAGTCAAGCATTTGAACAACATAAATCTAGTCTTGAAAATCAAGTTGATAATAAGAAAATTGATGTTGAACAAGATACTGAATTACAATTTTTAGAACAACAAAAGAAAGAATCTAATCAAGAGTTTCAACTTGGAAAAGCTGACTTAGCTATGTCCGGAGTAGAGGCCGCAGAGAAAAATATTGGAGCACGCTCCAAGGAACAAGTTAAGGATTAACAACTAATTGTTGGAAATCACTATATTTGTTACAGAGATAAGAAAAAAGATAAACAGATTTAAAGCAATTAACTATGAGTCAAGAAGGAGAAACAAATCAGTCAGGAGCACCGGTAGGTGGAGGAACAGCCGTTAACATGGATGCATTGAGTGCACCAGCAGGCGGTTATGATCCATTTATTCATAACTCAGAGTCAAGTTCAACATCTGATACAGATGCTGGAAATGGAGGAGACATGCCAGGTGGCAATGGAATTCCAGAAGGTCTACCCAATTTAGATGAGGAAGGACAATTTGGAAACCATAACGCGGAGCCAGAAGCAACTCAAACAGATCCAGATGATTACACTCAAACGATCGATTCTGTTAATCCAGACGAAAACCAAGATCCCAATGCAGGAGATCCTAATTCAGGAGGAGACTCCTATTGGATGAGGCCATTTGATAAACTCAAAGAGCAATATCCAGACTGGGAGATCCCTGAAGGAATTAATGAGGAAAATTACCTAGATGTTTACAGACAGGTAACACAACCTCAACAGCAGCAAATACATCCTGATTTACTCAAGATGCAAGAAGCACTGAATTCCGGAGTGGAACTTAACGAATTAGTTCAACGTATGAATGACAGTAATGTAAGCTCTATGACAGATAGAGATTTATTAGCTGCCAATTATAAGGAGAACTTTAAAAATTGGGACGATGGAAAAATCTCTCAAGTTCTTGACAAATTAGATAGTAATGGTATGCTTGAAATAGAAGCTACCAAACTAAGAAACGCGATGTCTCAGCAAGACAACCGTGTGGTGGAACAAATGACGGCACAACGTCAATCAGAGTACCAAGAGCAGCTAAAGCAAATGGATGCTGAACGAGCAGTTCAAATCAACGAATCATTGGATATTATTAACAAGGCAGAAGATATTTATGGCCTCCCGATCAGCCAAGCTGAAAAGTCGGAGTTTAGTCAGTTCTTCTCAGAGTTAGTTACTCCAGACGCAAAAACAGGTGTTGCACCTATGATGGACATGTTGCAAAGCAACGAGACATTAGTTAAGGTAGCAATGATGATGTGGAAAGGTGATGAGAAAGTTCGTGGAGCACTTACAAATGCTAAAGAATCCGGTAAAAATGCTATGCTTGGTAAACTGGACAAAAAACCTCAAACAACACCACGAGGAGGAAATGCTGGGGATCCAACGAAAGTTGACCTCGATGCTTTATCAGCACCTGAAAGAATTGGCAGGTAGCTATTAAAATCGAGATAAAATGAATTTGTTTAATTAAAAAAAAAAATTAGCGATGAAAATTATCGGAACTGGCACATACGATGCCAATAGAACAACGATGACGAACTCTCTAGCGGCTGCTTTACTGACACGCCCGGAGATTGCTACTAACGTAGTAAACCTGTTTGAAGACAACTTCTCAGCGTTCTCATCTTACCTTGCAAGACGAGGAATGGTTAAAAAGGGATTGACTCCAAATATGGATTCAAGTGATTTCCGTGTAATCGGAAACAGAAAATTCATGTGGGCTCTTAAAGGATATCCGTTCAGAAAAGGAACTGCTGTCTTAGATGCAACTGATGCTACTGGAGGTGCAACAGCACAACCTGGTATCAACTCTTCAATTTTCCTTTTGACTTTGGATACAAACTTCTTCTCACCTAACGATACGTTAGAGCTTGGAGATAGAAGAACTATCATTCAGATAATGGATGAG